GAAACTAGATATGGAAGAAGACAAAAAGTTTTAAGTTTTTATCCAATCTATAAATTTGATGTTACTGGATTGCCAACAGATAGTGCTGGCAATGTTATTCTCCCAACTATAAATCAAACTGTATCTGGTAATACAAGTAAGACTTTAGGTGAAATTGTAAAAGTTACTGGATCTTTAATTTATGTGAAAATAAAAAATTCGAGTCTATTTACTGCCAGGGAAAGTTTAACATTTAGTGTCCAATCTAGTTTCAGTGGTGTTGCAGTTTCTCCATCTGGGGCAACTGAAGTGCCATGGTCATTTACCACAGGAACTAATGTTGAAGTTTATCGTGAAGATTTAACAAATAGATTTAGTAATCAAATATTTGCTAAGATTATTAATTGGGATGATAAAAATAAAAAATTATATGTTTTAGAAGAAAAAGCACCTATAAACGGAAATTACACAGCATCTGCTAGTGGGTCCACTTATGGAAGAAATTCTTCTAACAATGGAGCAAATCAATTATCAGACGTAATTAGAGTCAATGATAAATTATGGCATCAAAAGATTTCCCCAGCATTTACTGGTGATACAAATGAATCTGTCCCTGGATTTGTAGAAGTAAAATCAATAGATTATACCACTGGATTATTATATATTTCAGATATAAATTCAAAAAATAGTAGCTCAACAGCAAAATATGTAACTAAAGAAATTACATTACAAAATGCAGCAACTACTATTGAAGTTAGATCTACTGCTAATTTATTTGAAAGTGATGACGTAGAAGTTTATTACAAAACAAAACCGTCAAATTCTCAAAATAATTTTGATGACATTGAATGGATAGCATTTAATGGAAATGGACTATCTGATGATTTAGTTACTCCTGTTGCCGATGCTGCTATATCTGGATTATTTGAAAAACAATCTTCATATAAAGAGCACAAATACAGTGTAACTAATTTAATACCATTTAATTCTTTTGCTATTAAAATTGTAATGAAAGCATCCAATCCTTGCTATATACCAAAAATACAAGATATTAGAATTGTTGCTGCATATTAATGAAAGATTATAGTAAAGTATACGGGCACGATGAATTATACCGTGATAACACTACTGGTGCCATCATAAATACAGATAAAAGATTATCTCCTTCTGTAACTATTAAACAATTACAAAATGATGTGAATGATTTGAAATGTGAATTATCAGAAATAAAAACCCTTTTAAGAGAAATAGCTGGGAAATAATGGCACTTAGAAACGTACTTAAAAGTTACACATTTGAACAGCAGAGACAAGAAATTAATTCTTTGTCTCAGGATGTTGGCGATGCTGCTGCTTTAACAACCACATCGAAAGTTTTAACGAATGCAATTAATGATATTGTTTCGGGTGCTCAATATCTTCAAAATGGTAATTTTACTGGTGATTTAACTATTCAAGGTGGAGATATTTACCTAGATTCTGCTGCAACAGATATCTTTATAAAAGATAATGTTTTAAATGCTTTACAAATAATCGAGGGATCTAACCCATATCTAAGCATTGACACTACAAATGATACAGAATTAATTACCTTACACAAAAATACTTTAGTTGGTGGTAATTTAACTGTAAATGGAGACATAACATTTAAAGCTGGTAGTGGGTCTAATGGATCTATTACTCTTGGTGATTTCAATACTGATAATATTGTATTCAATGCTGATATTAATTCCAGTTTCATTCCTAATACGAATAATGCATATGATTTAGGTTCGTCCAATCAAAAGTGGAGAAATATTTATGTTTCTTCTTCTTACACTAACACCATTTCATCTACAGAAACTAATGGTGATATCACAATAGATCCTAATGGCACTGGCGATTTAATCTTCAAAGGAGGAAATAATCAAAATTTTGTAATCACAGATGGAGTTTCAGAAAAGTTTCGCGTAGATAGTTTCACTGGTGATTTATTTGTTACTGGTGGATTAAGCATTCCATCTGGTATTGCTCTACAAGATAATATTCAAAATGCTTTCTCTATAAGAGAATCTACAAATTCTTATGTATCTATTGATACCACTAATGGTGCTGAAAAGGTAACTCTCCACAAGAATGTAGATGTTTTGGGAGATTTGTATGTCGCGGGGACGACTACAACGATTAATTCAACTACCCTAACGGTAGATGATAAAAATATAGAGATTGGCTCTGTATCCACGCCATCAGACGCTACAGCTGACGGTGGTGGTATCACATTAAAAGCTTCGGTAGATAAGACTATCAAGTGGTTACAATCATCTGGGGCATGGGAATTCAATACTCCAGTAAAGATTCAAGATGGTTTAAAAATTTCTCAGAATGCAATTGTAAATGATAATACAACTGCTTCCGATATTACAATAACTCCTGGCACGGATAGAGTAGTTATTTTAGATACTCGTGCTGGTTTTGTAGTGCCGAAGGGAACCTCAGCACAGAGACCTACCACACCAATCGCAACAAATGGTTTGGTGAGATTTAATACCACTACTAACGAATTGGAATCATTTATTGATAACGAATATGTTTCATTAACCGATCAATTTAGATATGGTATCACTGCTCCATCAAATAGTTTGGGCAATAATGGAGACTTTTATTTTGATAAAGTAAAACAAGAATTTTATGGTCCAAAAGAAGGTGGTAGTTGGCCTTCTCCAATTTGTATTAAAGAAGACAAGATAGAAAATGTTATTTTTGTTTCTAAAAATGGAAGTGATAATTTGTATGATGGATCCACACCAGCAAAAGCATTTAAGACTATCAAAAAGGCATCAGAAGCAGCTAGAGCAACTACTGGAAATACAACTATTAAAGTTGCTTCTGGCGAATATTATGAAGACAATCCAATTTATCTACCAAAAGGAACAACTTTATTAGGTGACAACCTTCGTGAAACAATTATCAAACCATTAAATGATGGTGATGATATGTTTTGGGTCACTAGTGGTTGCTATATCGCTCAATTTGTTTTAAGAGATAACTATGGAGACCCAAATAACCCAGCAGATTCTCTTCGTGGTATTGGACAATTAAATGCTGGCATTAATCCATATATTAGCAAAACCGCAACAACATTTAATTTATTCCCTGGACACAATTTAAAAGATATTTCAGGAATTTATAAAGATGGGGCTAATATGCTCCAATATAAGAGAGATGATACTATTAGTTATGCTTATGCTCAATTGGTTGGTGGTTATCCTTCACTGGTTATTCCCCCAACAAATTTCACAGGAAATCTTACAAACAATAATCCTATCGTAACTGGCGTAAGCAGCATACAGGGACTAGAGGTAGGCGATGTAGTAACTGGAACTAATATTACACTAGGAACAACAATTTTAAGTATTGATAGTGCTACTCAAATAACATTATCTGCTCCAGCATTAGCAAATGAAAATGGGGCATCGTTAAGTGTTCCTGGAGATGGCAAGTGCAAGAGAGATCTTGGATTGATTTTAGATGCAATTATTCATGATTTAAAAGTTGGTGGAAATGTAAAATCTATTCTAGCTGGCGAGTCCTACAGAGATGCAAATGGTAATTTGCAGTATATTACGACAGAATTTATAGAAACAAAGTATGCAATTGAACAATTACGTCTAAGAGCAAGACAAGTTGTTACTGACACTGGAATTATCACAGAATCTGGATTCCTCTCACAGTTTCCTGCCGTTACTATAGGAGACTGCACTAATGTTCAAACAAACATTGATACTTTATTTGGAATCGTAGTCTCAATTTTAGATGGCGCCGATAGTCCAGTATACAACCCTGGTCCTGGATATGTAGTTATTGATCAGGAGTGGATTAGAGTAGATGATATTACTGGCAACACAGTAACAATATCTACGAACGGTAGAGGAGTTCCTAATCCAATCACTGGAACAGCAACAGTAGCAGCAGAACATCCAAATGGTGCTGTAGTGACTCAAGGCGGTAGAGTTTTCAGATACGCGGTCTCATATCCAGATCAGACTGGCATCAAGGGTGCTGGTAGAATCAATGTAAGTTCTTCAACTTCAATCGTCACGGGAACAAATACTAAATTTATTTCCCAAACTTTTGCGGGTGGTTCGATAAAAATAGGAAATAGTTCCTACACTATTCTATCTGTACAATCAAATACGCAATTAACATTAGCAACTGTACCAAGCTCATCTGTTTCCGCTACTATTTACAGATTTATTCCTCCAAAAGAAAGAATTTTCTTATCTCCATATATACAGAACTGTTCAGTAATTTCAGTTCTTGGTCAGACTTCATATAATTCCACAACAAAGGCATATGATGCTACCAAGACAAGAGCAGGTGGATTGTTAATTGATGGCGCAAACCTACTCACAGACACACCATTGAAGTCAATGGTTGCTGATGCGTTTACTCAGGTTGTATTCAACTCAGTTGGTTTCCACCTAAAGAATGACTCATATGCTCAGTTAGTATCTGTTTTCGAAATCTTCGAAGATGTTGGCGTGCTTTGTGAGACTGGTGGATATGCCTCCGTAACGAACTCTGCGACTAACTTTGGTAACGAAGGTCTTAAAGCGATTGGATACAGTCCTGTGGCGCTTCCATTCTATTCTAACGGAAGAGTTGCTGGCATTACCAACATCACAAAGACATCATTTGCCACAACAGCATCTGGAATCATTGGAACAACATTTAGTTCTGTATTAAGTGGAGCAAAAACAAGAGTAACTGTTAAAGTATCTGCTAATGATATCAGTAAATTTGAGAGAGGACAGATTATCACAATTACTGGTCACACATCTACGCCAAACATTAATGGAACTAACATAGAAATCGAAACTGTCAAATTTAGTGATAATTACTTCACCTTTATTTTAAACACTCCATATCAAAATTCCTACGCTCCTCCATATGCAGGTGGTTCTACTGGAAGTGTGGTAATTACCAGTGGTTCAACTTACACTAAGGTTACCGCTATTAATTTCCAAAAAGCTCCTTTGGCAAACCAAATAGTTAAAATCGATCAATTGCCAACGCTGCCAGATGGCGAATATATTGTTGATGAAGTATTCACATTTTCACCACCAGATCTATTAAATACTTGTGAATTCAGTTTGGTGCAAAAAGTTCCAAATGCTGATATTCCTTTAGTGCCAAATAATGCTGCTTGTGAATTAAGATCTCCTTCAAGTGTTAATAGTTCTGGGCATACATTTGAATATGTTGGGTCTGGAACAAATTACATGGCTCTTCCTACTAATGGAGGTAGAGCAATAACATCTAAACAAAGTGTGGAGATTAATTCTGGCAAATGCTATGTGTCTGCTACTGACCAAGATGGTAACTTTACTGTTGGTCCAAACTTCAACGTTGATTTGAGAACAGGTAAAGCTACATTTACTGGTGCTGTTGCTATTGGTATCCTAGATTCTCTCCAATTAAAAGGATCGCCTGGCACCCCTATTTTTGCATTTTCAACAAATACTGATTTGGGAGGTGCTTCTGGAAGATCGGACCAAGTTGTGCCGACACAAAAAGCAGTTCGTGACTTTATCGTTGACAAAGTTGGCAACTTCTTTGATTTAGAAGTTGGCACATCATCACAGCCAGGTGTTGTAGTCCAGCTAGATGGAACTGGAAAAATTAATAGAGACCAGATTCCTCCACAAGAACCATTTAATGTTTATGTCGTAGATACAGATTCTGAGCGTTTAGTAGATGCAATTCCAACATTAACAAAAACTGTTGTATCACATACCATTGGCAGTAATGTAATTACTATCAATGATTTAGTCAGTGTTGCTATCGGATATTCTGTAACGGGAACAAATGTCCCCCAAAATGGTTTAGTAGATGCAAAAATAGTTTCATTTGATACTCAAAATAACACTATTACTCTTGATGTGCCAGCTGCTAATTTCACTTCACAAATTACAGGCAATATTGTTATTAAGAATAGTATTCCTCTAAAAGTAGGAGACTTTGTTGTTCAAACAAATACATCAAGTCCACCTTCAAGATCTTATATTTTAGCATCATTGCCAGCGACAGTAAACAATCACTGGCAAGTTATTTCTTCTGAGCAAGTTGATGCTAGTCAGATTGTTTCTGGTATTGTTTCACCTGCTAGATTAGGCACCAGAATTTCTAACGAAAACACATTCCTTTCTGGTCTCAGCAAATATGTGCCTCTTCCAAAAGGAATCAGAGCAGTTCCTAACTCGATTTCAGGAACAACAATCATCAGTTTGGGAAGTGATGGACCTCTTTCAGTAAAAAGAACTGGATCATCTATTAGCGTTTCATCTGCTTTCTATACTGGTGGTGGATCGCCCCAATTTACATTTAATACATCTACTAATCATGGTTTAGTAAATGGAGATTATGTGGAGATTGATGGTATTTCACCAGGATCTTATAATGGTTATTATCAAGTAACAGTTGTTGATGGAGATACTTTCACTGTCGCAGCAGCAGTCAATCCAGGAGTATATGTAAATGGAGGAACTGTAACTAAAGGCGATCCATACAAAACTGGATTTTTAGACCTCGACGTAAACATTGCTAAATTTGCACAGGGACAATCAACTGGAAGTAGTGAATACGGTGTTGCTAGTTTTGATTATAGCACCTTTGAGATGCTATCTTCTACAGGATATTCAGTAACACTTAGAGATAAAGGTGTTTCTCTATCAAAAATTGAAAATATTGGTCCTCGCTCTCTACTTGGTAATACATTCTACAGCGAGCAAAACGTAGCAGAAGTACCACTAAGAGGATTTGCTGCCGAAATTTTTGAATACGAAACAATTCCAAACGTAAGTGGTAAATGGGAAATTAATGAATTAGTTACAAATAGAAGTATTGGAGAAAGACCACAACTTCAAATGGTAGTAGGTCAATCAATTAAATTTATTTTAAAGGCAACTAATGCTGGTCATCCAATGTTTATTACTACTGTTCCTGGTCAAACAGGAACATTAGCAAGTCCACCACCATCAGTTTACGATACTGGAATTACTAAATTTGTAAACAGTCTCCAGAGCAATGGTTCTGGTGTAGAAGTTGGAGAAATTATCGTAACAGTAACTCAAGATACTCCAACAGTTTTATATTATCAAGATGGTTCTGATGCCTCTAATTATGGAGTCATTAATATCACAAACTTTAGAGGTAGCACGGTTAATGTATCTCAGACATTCTCCACAATTACTCCTGTTGTAATAGATACTTTCTCGGCAAGAGATATTTACACTGGCAAGTATTTAATTCAAGTTTACAATAAACCAGTGGGTCCAACAAACGTACAAAATCAAGAAACAAAATATTTACATTCAACAGAAATAATGATAGTCCATGATGGAGTAGATGTAATGATTAGTGAGTATGGCACTCTAGCCACAAAATATCTTGGAGAATTCACCGCTACTCTCAATAATGATATTGTCTCTGTTATATACACTCCATCAGCAATAAATGGTGTGCCAGCAGGAAATCCAGGCGGATTCTGGAGTGGCGTAGAAAACGTTATCTCAAATACTGTCAGACTTAGCAGAGATTTCCTAACATAAATAAAATAGCGTTGTTAATTTTGTATAAACATGAATGCTGATACCCTGAGAACTAATTTCAATAATCAGTTGAAAGAAACTGAAGGACAAATTGCTAAACTAAAAGGTGAATTGGAAAAGTTAGAAGAATATAAACTCAAACTACAAGGTGGTTTAGAAACTCTAGAGTTGCTATCTTCACAAGAAGGCGAAGAAGAAGCAACAGCAGCAGAATAAAAAAATAGACCCCGAAAGGGGTCTTTTTTTATCGGTTGAAATATCCCCTCGGAAATAATTGACCATATATTGGTCTGCGCCCAGTAAGAATACCAGGAGTAGAAGAACGATTTCCTGATGATGGCGAATCTAAATTTGAAATATTGTAGTTATATGAAGTTGCAATATTATTTGTTGTTCTAGTTACAGAAGAAAACGTCGGACCAATAAATCCAGTTGCAGTTGTTTGTATAAAAAGTTTTGTATTATCATAAGCAATTTCTGCTGTTGATGGTTGTAAATCATTTAAAGGAATATCTGCCATTAGGTTGTCCTCGCTGCGAAAATCATACCGATTGAATTATTTCCATTGATATTATCAAGTCCATTCTGAGAAGTTTCATAACCAGCAACAATAATTTCATAAACTTCAGAAGGACTTACTGTTATTGTGTCTCCTGGTCTGAATTGCGTTAATCCAGGAGAAGTAGAAACTTGAAGCATGATGTAATCATCAGGTAGATAATATGGACACGGCATTAAACAATTAGATATAGGAATACCTTTAATTGGTTTATAATAGTTTGCAGATGGAGAAACCGTTTTATTTCTGTCTGCGTAGTTTAATGATGTTTGAGCACTTTGCATTCCGTCATAATTAGAATTTCTGTAGTAAGTAATTGCTCTTGAATAATTAAGATCATTCGCAGTATCTATATTACATTCATATGTAGTTATTGGAATTGACGAATAACTATTGTTGCGAAGATATCCATAATTTGCTTCTCTGGATAACGAACGACTATCTACAGCTTCATTTTGTTGTCCGTTACTACTATAATAATAGTAAGTATATCCTGGACAGAAATAACGCATACCGACATTTCTTGTGCTAGTTGTATAGGTTGTAATTCCGCCATTCCATACATGATTTAAATCCCAAACATTACTACCGAAATTACTGCCTTTATGTATAGAAAATGTAGCAAAAGGAACAATAGCATTATTAATTGTTTGAGTAAATTGTATTACTGCAAAATTTGTATCTTGCGGAGATTGTGCTTTATATAATCTTATAGAAAGAGGATAAGCTGTTGGCGTAGAAGATGTAGCATAATCAACATACGTAAAATTACTTTCAGGATAATTGTTTATATAATTATAAGATTCTTGATAATCTAATCCTCTATCGCCACCATAAAAACCATAATCATATTGTCCGTTGCTATAATTAGCATTCGTGCCTTTTCTGTTTAATGAAATCCACATTGCACCAGAACTAATATACATTCTATAGTTGTTAGTATCCAATCCAAATCCATAAAATGTAGTTCCAAAAGTTTTAGTATTATCATTTACATTTTTTAATACCGCAAACTGTCCATAAGAACTCTTTTGATACATTGTACTTCCAGCACCATAATTTGTAGTGATAACATCACAAACTCCATTAAATGCTGTTTGTTGTGCTGTGGTTGCGCTATTGACACCCACTAAAATGTCATTGGTTACATCAACTCCACCGATTGCAGATCCAGGAATAGTAAGAATTTCATTTGTGCCCCAACCAGATCCTTTGCTGTAAATTTGGATACCAGCTACTTGGTGAGTATACGCTATATTAGAAGGAGCACGATAGACTTTGACTTTCAATGAAGATCTACTTCCAGATGCTGGAATTGTATACTTCCAATATGGATAGTATGAAGTACTATTACCATTTTTAACGGCAGGTAATATTCTGATTACTCCTCTCATAGATGAGTTTGCAGAATTACCATATCCATATGAATAAATTCCTGTTAAACCCGTTCCTGCTATATCATCAGGATTTTGATTTTCGTCTTCTGTTTGAGGCCATCCCCTAACAGTCCAAACTACACTTGATGTTCCTTGTCCAGTTGGAAAAACTTTATAACTTTCTGCATAATAATTATTTGTATTCAATACTCTATTTGCAGCATATCCTGTGGATGGACTGTCAATAATATAAAATTGTCCGCCACTTGTTGTATCATTTACTATAAAATTAAGAGTATCTCCCATCTCAACATCAATTTGATAGTTGTTATATAAAACATTAAATGCTCTTCTCAGTGGAATTGTGTTCCATGAACCAGAAACTGCGGTTAGATTTATTGAAATTCCATTTGTGGCATCATCAAGTGTTGCTGCTAATTTAATTGTATTACTATCAACTTTAATAACATAATATGTTGTATTGTTTACTAAAGGACTTATACTACCCGATAAACTATCTGGATTCCAAACAACTGGATTTCCAGTTTGTAGAATGTGCTGTGTTAATGTCAAAGTATCTGAACTTAAATTGTAATTACTTACATACCATTGTTCTAATAAATTATATGATGACGTTCCATTGTTAGTGACATAAAAATATCTATTAATAGAACTATTAGGAGATACTGCTGGGCCACCACAAAATCTCCAGTTGTAATCACCAACATTAGTTGAATTATTTCCTGGAGCTTCAAATGCCACAGGAGATCCAGCAACAGCACTACCACCATTAAACCCCAACTGACTAAAAGCAGTTTCTAACGCATCTAAAACATGCTGGCGTGTCCATCCAGCATTTCCGTTATTAACATTAATAACTGATTTAAAAATTGCCATTTTTTATTCTCCGATCTTTAATGCTGTTAGAGTTACTGTAATTGGGGTAGATGATGTGCTTCTGTTTGTAACAGAAAGATAAATTGTGGTTGTTATTGGATTGTCATTGTTAAATCCTAAAATACCTGGGCTAATTAATACTGTATTTGTGATGCCGTCAGTTCTAATTTCACTGATTACACCTGTGCCAGCTGCTGGGTCTTGACCTTCACTTCTTGATGAATCAGCATCTCTTGATGCATCATCTGTATATACACGAACCCATGCTTCGGCGGTGGTTGTAATTTTAAATAATGAATATGCTTTGTATCCAGTAATATTTAGTTCCGCAGTTGTGTTAGGAGCTAATGACGCAGTGGATCCACTCAACTCTTGGATGGTTGGAACGCTTGATGCCACAGAAGCACTGACAACTCCATTTCCATCAACGGTTAAACCAGAACCAATCTTGATACCACCAAGAGTAGTTGGTGATGCTGTTGGCAAGCTGTAACTACCTGTATTTGCGCTAAGAACACCATTGACATCAATGCTTAAATTAGCACCAACTTTAATTCCACCAAGGACAGAACCAGAAGCAGTTGGAAGTGTATAAGCAGATGGAATAGTTGGTTTATTTTTAATGTAATCAAGTGAAGAAGTATTTGTCTGAGTCCAGTCTGCTTGAACTGGAGCAACGCTACCAATAGTAATTCTCTTATTGCCAGAATCCCAATTTACTGTTGTTCCTGCACTACCAGCAATTTCAACGCTATCAGTTAATCCACTACTTGGTATCAGGTCAATAAAAGCATTATTGCTTGTGGTATTTCTTCCAGATAAATCATAAGTGATTACTGTGCCTCCACCGCCGCCACCGCCTGATACAATAGTGTTTATTACTTTATTGACACTATCATAAGTATAAGTAACACCAACTTTACTACCATTAATTAACATTAATGCTGCAGCATCTTTCGCCAAAGCATCGGTGTATTGTGTTACTGTGGTTGCTGGTGCTCTGAAAGTAATAGTGGTTGCATTTGTTCTTTCAACCAATAATCCATCCGCTCCAGCAAAAGTAATATCAGTATTTGTAGTGGCAATACCAACTTCTTGCAATCTTAATTTTACAGTATTGCCAAGAGATTGCTCAGTGCTAATATTATAAAGTCTTCCCTGTAAAGTTAATTCATTATTACTTCTGTTAATATTAATTCCACTTGTTGCTCTGATAATAATATCACTTGTTGCTCCACCAGAAGCAGATAATCTTAAAATTTTTCTTTCTATATTTTGCTGAGTGGTGCCAGCAGTATAATCTAAGGTAGAAGTAGAATATGTTTGCTGGAAGTTTCCAAGTAAAGTTTGTAAATCAGAAGAAGTTGAACTTGTTGTAGTTACCACTCTTTGATTTGTCCAACTTCCCGCATGAGAATAATATAAAGCCCCACCAGATTCCGAATATACTACACCACCTTCATTACCAGAAGCAGAAGGAAATTCAGAAATACTTGAATAATAAAATGGAATTAGATTTTTTACTTTTGGTGCAGTGATAGCACCGTCGTCAGCAATAATTACTAATGAATTTTGAACTTCGTTACCTGTAGTGCCATTCCATCTAGCAATTGATTTATCAATAGATGTAACAGGACCAATCATCGTCCCACCACCACTTCCCGAACCACCAGCAGATGCTGGTGACCATTGAGTGCCATCCCAACGTAAAATGTTTCCTGTTACTGGTGTGGCAGATGAAACATTGGAAAGATTTTGAAGTAATGATGGAATTGTTGGTTTTCCAGTTAAGTCAGCATATGCTCCACTGAATAATGTGGGTTTATTTAAAATAGCACTTATTCCACTCACAGCATTCCAATCAGAATTAACTTGAGCGGATGGAATTGAAGGTCTATTAATTAAATTATTGTAGTTATTATATTCTGTTGATAATGGTAAATTTACATACGTGACACCATCATTTGTAAATTCCCATCTGTCAGTAAGCTCATTCCATCTTATTTCTACGTCAGTAGTATTTCCTCTATTAATTACTAAACTTGCATTTGTTGTTGGATTACCAGTTATATTATCATTTAAAATAATTTGACTATTTGAAACATTTAAAGTCGTTAAATTTTGTGTCGTTAAAGGTCCGTTTACATTCAAATTACCTGTTACAGTAACATTATTTAAAGTAGGAGAACTATTTTGAGAAACAACATTCAAAGTTGTCCACGAAACACCAGTGCCAGTACTCGTTAAATATTGACCAGATGCTCCTAATGACCCATTAACTCTCAAAGAAGTAATATCTAATCCCGAAGAAAACGATACTGGACCCCCAGATGTATTTGTAATAGTATTTGCTAAAACAGTTGGGGATGTTGTGCTTGTTCCAACTACCAATGACGAAAATGTTTCAGCAGCATTCTTTTGTGCGTATCCTGTTAGTAGAGGTGGAGTAAAAGTTAAAACACCAGAAGTGCTATTGTATTGCAATGCTCCAGACCCAGATGCTCCCTGAGTTGTTATACTTAAACTTGGTGGCGTTGAACTCCCACCACCTCCACCAGTGGCAGTTGCATTAATTCTTCCATTTAATGAATCATATGCAAAACTAATACCACTATGATAACCATTGGTTAATAGATTTGCAGCAATTTTCTCAACGGTTGACCAAGGAAATTGGTTTTGTAATGGCATTATGATTTCCCATATTTTTCCGTACTAGTATTTATAATTCAGTATTTTGGTTGTATAAATATACTTAGAAAATTTAGTGGAAGGGGAGAGTGAACCTTCATGGCAACGAATGCTAAGGCGTTCGTCGTTAAAAACGGCGTCGTCGTACAAAACCAAAATAAACTTGAATTACAAGAATTATCATCCAATGGTGATAATTCAGTAGCACTCAGAGCGCCAGTATCTCTTTCCGCTAATTATACATTGACTCTCCCCACCGACGCTGGGGTGAATAGGCAGGTGTTGCAGACGAATGGATCTGGTGATCTATCGTGGGTAACACCTGTTTTTGTTGAAGATGTATTGGCATTATCAATTGCATTAGGATAATAACATGGCAACAAATACCTTCAAATCAAAAGTAAGTGCAGCAGTAGGAAGTGGTTTAACTACAGTGTATACTGTGCCATCTAATACTTCTTCTATTATTATTGGAATGAACCTTGCTTGTGTAGCAACTTCTTCAGTTGTTGCTGATGTTATTATTGATAAAGCAGTAGGTGCTGATGCAAACTTAATAAAAAATATCCCCATTCCAACAGGATCTTCTTTTGAAGTTTTATCTGGTCAAAAGATCGTATTAGAAGTGGGAGACCAAGTTAAAGTGAGATGTGATACTGCTGGTGGCATGGATGTATTATTAAGCTTTTTAGAAATTAGTAATTAATACGGAGTAACATGCCATACTTAGGTATAAGTCCTACAAGGACAGATAATAGAAAAATTGATACTCCCCTCCAAAGAGTTGGTGGTGGTGTAGGATTTAATGGTTCAGCAACACAGTTTTATTTAACAATTGAAGGAGAACCAGTTTATCCAGATACAGAGTTGCTATTTCAAGCAGTTCTCAATGGTGGGCAATTAAATCCAAAAGTTGACTTTACTATTCAAAGTAATGTAATTACTTTTGCGATTGCTCCTTCTTCTGGCGCAATTTTCTTTGCCATTCTTGGTGATAGAGTTTCCTTAAACAAGCCAGGTACAGATACAGTAACAACTGATACTATCAAAGATGGCGCTGTAACTACCATCAAAATTGCTGACAATTCTATCACTAGTGATAAAATTGCTCCTGGTACGGTTATTGCATCTGATGTTTCAGATGGTGCAATCACCACTATTAAATTAGATGGTACACCTGGAGCAGAAGCAGTTTCAACTGCCAAAATTCGTGATTTAAATATCACTACTTCAAAGTTAGCTGACCTTGGAGTAACAACAGCAAAAATTGCAGACTTAAATGTAACCGCTGGAAAAATAGCAGATTCTGCAGTAATAACTGCAAAAATTGCTGATAGTAATATCACAACTTCAAAATTAGCAACTGATTCAGTAACTGCAGATAAAATTGCCTCTGGAGCGGTAGGTACTTCAGAATTATTAAATTTATCAGTAACTACAAATAAAATTGCCAACGATGCTATAACTTCTACACAAATAGCAAACGGAGCAGTAGGAACAACAGAATTATCTACAGGTGCTGTAACTTCGGATAAAATTAATATCACTGTAGTGAATGATCCAGCATCTCCAACAGATGGTCAATTAATATGGAATACATTTACAAATACAGCAAAAATTTATAATGTTTCTGATAGTAGATGGGACGAATTACTAACAACAACTACTGGTGGTAGTTTAGTTGGGTGGTCTTTTGTTTCATTACTTCCATCTGGTATTAATGGTTTGGTAGAAAAAAATACGAATATATCTCCAGAAACAATAATAAATTCCTTTGCTTCCAACGGAAATTTTATTGCACCTATTCATGTAATCGTATCAAACACTGGTAAAATCTCATATTCATCCAATTTAAATAATTGGAATGCTGCTACTTCTGGAACTGGCAATAATATTAATACGGTTTCGTGGGGAGGAACATTTTTCTTTGCAGGAGCAGATTCAAATACTTTATTAACATCATCTAGTGGTTCTTCGTGGACAGTATCTTCTGGACCATTTTCTGCAAATGGATCTAATATTACTGCATCATATTATGCAAATAATAAGCAATTAATAGGAAGCTCTTTAGGTAATATTGCATCTTCATCTGGTTCAACTACCTTTACACTAAGGTCCAGTAATTTGGTGTCAAGAATAAATCAATTTTCATACAATAATGGAGTTTTTGTTGCTGCTGGTTCTGGTGGTGATATAGCAATTAGTAATGACACTACCACATGGACGAAAACATTGGATATTGGAGGATTAAAAAATGTTTTTGTGAAACCATATGGTTCAGGATTTATTGCTGTAATCGATGATTTATCTAATAATAATGTTACAATCAAAACTTCTACAAATGGTAACACATGGATAGATTTAATTGTAAATCCGCCAAATATCACTACAATAAATTCTTTAGAATATTCTTCAGCAACACAAGCTTATATAATAGTTGATAATTATGGCATTTCGTACAGATCCGTTGATGGAAAAAATTGGTCTCTATTCTATGTGCCATCTCTAGATGTCGGAACTTCTCTAGAATCAACTGAATTATATTTTTTGAACATGAATGGTATAGATTATTATATAACAATTGGCACAAAAAATATATCTGCTACATTAAGTCCCTATTTTGCAATATCAACTTTTGTCAGCGTAAATACCAATTTACAGTCTAATAAAAATTATATTGTTGATACATCATACGGTAGTATCACTTTAGATTTACCAACCAATCCAAAAATAGGAGACATTGTAAGATTGGCGGATGGCGCAAATACTTGGTCTAGTATTCCAGCAAATATTAATGCTGGCAATAAATCATTTTTGGTTAGTACTGGAGTGATTGACAACACATTAATTTTAGATTTTTCTGGCGTGAATATAGATTTAGTATGGACAGGAACATATTGGAGGCTTTACTAAAATGGCAATTAATTTAAGTAATTTAATAGGAACTGGAGGGGGAGGATCTTCCTCATCAGTATTTGATTTTCATGCACTTTCAAAAACAGCTGATGGAATGCTAGTTTATACTTTAGAAGATGCATCTTCTAATACTAACATTCAAGTTTTTAATAGTCCAATTAAAAATTCTTTTTATAGTTTGGACGATTATGTTGAATCTCTTCCACCTGGAAGACCAAAAAATAATATTTCATCTTCAGGAGGAATAAACAATGTAGATAATGTTGGAGATTTAAATGATAGCAATGATAAATACCAACAGTATAGATTTGAAACTAGAAAAGTGCGTTATTTTATTGATGATGAAGGTTATCTAGTCGCAAGACTAAACAACAATTACACATACACAGGTCCAAAATAATAGGAAAACAAAATGGCAGACTTCAGATTAGGTAGATTAAAATTTAATTGGAGAGGCGCGTGGAATGCTAATACAGCCTACGAAATTGATGATATCGTGAAGTTTGGTGGTAACACATATATTTGTGTTGTCAACCACACATCTGCCGTTGATGAAGCGGCATTTTATGTAACTGATTTAGGCGCACCTACAAGTAGATGGAATGTTCACGTTCCAGGTTACGAAGTAACAGGGACGTGGACAGCAAACGTTTTTTACAAAGTAAATGACCTTGTTACTTATGGTAACTCAATTTATGTTTGTACAACACCACACATTTCAGCAACCATATATGATCCTACTAAATTTTCAACTTATCTTAACGGATTAAAGTTTGAAAATAGTTGGAGTAATTCAACCGAATATCAACCAGGAGATATTGTTGCTTATGGCGGATATACTTATACCGCTAAAACAATCAATACAAACGTAGTTCCTTCTTCAAGTTCTGCTGATTGGGGTCTCCTAGTCACTGGACTATCCCCAGTGGGAGCATGGAGTGGAGCAACTACATATAAGCCAGGTGATGTTGCTCAGTATGGTGGCAATCTTTACGTTGCGATTGTTGCCAATACTAACGTAAAACCTTCGTCAGATATAACAAAATGGACTTTCCTCCAAACTGGTTTAAGGTGGAGAGGATCTTGGAGTGCAGTTTCTGATTATACACTAGGAGAAATTGTATTTAAAGGTGCTAGTGCTTGGATAAATATCCAAGAATACACCATTGCTGATGGTGGCGCAAGAGACCCAGAACAAGCACCTGCTTATTGGGAATTATTTGCTCAAGGTGATAACACCAGTAACGTAACCCAACAAATTGCTGCAGTTAAGGCGGCAGCTTTAACATTTTCACTAACATTCGGATTCTAATTTCAAAAGGAGAATAAACTAAAATGGCAAGAAAGTTAGCATTTGACTATACCTTTAATAAAGCTGCTCGTCAGATTACAATCAAAGGTAATATAAATTTCAAGAGATTACTCTTAATCAACAACGCAACCGCCAACACCGTTATCTACAACGTTGGCGACCCTGCTCTAAAAGCAACTGCTGTAGATTATAATCCATCTACAGATTTAACCACTATCACTCTAAATTACGACACCACTGGACAGAATAACAGTGATGTTCTTCAAATTTTTACAGAGCAAGATGGTGTTGAAATCAAACCAGTTGATACCCTTTTAGACCCAGTATCTAAGTTTCGCGTATCAGAGCCAAACACTCTAATTGATACCGACTTCGAATATGGTCTACAAGCAACCAAGTGGGAAACTCTAGAAAGAGTTAATAACGTTCCTGGTTACTATTCAATCAGTGGCGATACCCCCCTCTCAAATGTTTCTGATGTAAGCACAAATGGTGGCAGAATTGTTACTGTAACCACAACATCACCTCACGGTCTAACGACTGGTATCCCTATTGATGTTCGCGGTCTCGACAGTATAACAGCAGAAGGTACATTCCTAGTTCGCAAAACAACAGATTACACCTTCACATACGAAACAAGAACTGTACAGCCTGGTTCACCTTCAGTTCCAGTAAGCATCAATACTGCTTATGTAACTATCACGACTGGTCGTTTCTATGTCCAATCACAAATTCCTTTTGATAATAGTGTTAATGTTGATGAAGGACCAGTTGTTACTGACAACGCATCTACAAGCACTCTAACAGTAACTACTCCATATAAGCATGGATTCAAAGTTAATTCTCCATTCTATTTAACAAATACTCTTTCTAATAAAAGAGTTGCATTTGCTGCTTCTTCCATTACATCTGGCGGTAACGTCGAAGATAGAATTTCATATTCTCTAGATACTGGTGATTTCAACACATATGAACCTTATCACGCAGGTACTGCTCTTCGTGTTGTTGATGCTGCAACTGGTATTAACGTTTCCGCAGATACCATCACTATTACAAATCATGGATTAGTAACTGGAGACCCCATCACATATCTAGGTTCTACTGGATCACATCCAACAATCAACGCTGTTTCAACAGGTCGTTTTGCTGTTTCCGCAGGTCAACTACCAATATACAACAACGGAACTGGAGTAGCGGCTTCTTCATTCTTCTATGCTGTTGTTGTAGATTCTGATACTATTAAATTAGCAACCAACCCACAGAATGCTTATAACAATGATGTCCTCGTTGACTTTGCTAGTTCTGGTAGCGGTAACTTGACTTTCTCTCTTTTCAATACAAGAGGTTATGAAATTCAACAAAATATTTCATCTATTCAAATTATAAACGGTCAATCCGAAGTTAAAGTTACATTTAGCGGCAGAACAAACCGTCAAATGAGTGTTTATCCAGAGCGTCAGATCACTCTAAGTGATACTGGTATTGCTGGTCTTGATGGTGTTTATGTTGTAAAAGCAACTCCAACTGCTCCTGGTTTTACGAGTCAGAACTGGAGAGAAACTGATAGCTTCTTCATCATGGAAGGTCCATCCAACAGCACTGGTGCCGCTTTTACCAACCAAACTGTTTCTGCAACCTACGTGTTATCAAATGCTGCTGCAGCAACAAATACTATTATTAGAACAAAGAATTTTGAAAATACATTCTCACCAACTATCACTGCAGCTAGTGGTGCAACTCTAACCGTTAATACATTAACAAATCTTGGCAACGGTGACCTCCCAACTCGCGTAGGATCTATTGTTAGATTCACTAACGTTGGTTCTCTAACTGGTGTTTCTCTGAATACAAACTATTTTGTTTCTACAGTAACTTCTACTTCTATTACTCTTTCAACTACAAACCCAGCTGTTTCAGTAACTCCTGTTTCATTCGGTGGAACTGTCGGTGGTGCAACAATTAAAGTATTCCGTTCTGGCGCACGTGCTCAAATACATGATGGTGCAACTTCATGGTTGAATCACACTCGTGTTTCTATTCACGATTGGTGCTCAATCACTGGTAAGATGTTTACTCGTGAATGCATTTCATCTGATAGAATCTTCATTAAGAACCATGGTTTAGCATCGGGTGTTCCAATTATCTTTATTGGTGGAGGAAATACTTGGACTGGTGGTGTAACAGCTCCAGTAGAATCTGCTTCCCAGTCTGCAATTTATTATGTTGAGCCAATTAACAAAGATGAAATTGAACTTCGCACTACTGAAACTGTTTCTGGTGTTGGTCCTTATTCTGGTTCTACTGGTGCTACTCGTGTAAACTTCTCCACAGCAAACACATGGGCTGGTGGCGTGTATCAAATTCATCCTGGTTTCACAGTTAACATATTCTCAGCAGCTGCTGGTGGTGGTGGCGGTGGTCGTGACCGTGTTCTAGGTGCTTATGCAAACCTACCTCCATACATGACAGAAAAGGCTGAAATCATTCTTAAGAATGGTACAGGATCAACACTTCCTGGTGCTGTAACTGAAACTCCAAACACATATGCATCATTCCAGAAGTATTTTGCAAGAACATTAATTAACTCTGGTCCAGTTTCTGGCGCTAGTGAATTCTCTATTACTCTTGCTGATAGTGGTTCTCCAATCAACTTTACTTCAAACCACACTACTGGTGCTGGTAGATTTATTTGCTGCCGTATCGCAGAAAACCCATATTCAAATAGTTTCTATCTACCAAACCACGGTGGTGTTACTGGGCAAAGAACTGCTTATAGCATCTCTGGATCGTTTACAGGAGGCACAACTGATACTCAAGGTGTATTCCCTGCTACTGCTGGTTTCCCTGGTCCTCTATTCGATTATGTAACGGATTCTACTGGTGTTAACTGGCCAAGAGTCAGCATGACGATGACACAAGCTACAGCTCCTATTCAAGGACTCACTAGTGGAAACCGTTATTACATGGTGCCAATCAATGATGATATTTTCAAAGTACAGGCATATTCGGCATCTACGTTACCTACTGGTCAACCAACAGTTCAGTTAACTATCACTGGTACTGCTTCACAAGCAACCACTTCTGTTTCTGGACCTTTTGGCACCACAAAAGTTAAGTTTGCTAACTCTTCTGTTGCAAACCCATTTGGTAATAGAATATTCCTACCTATTGAGCAACAAACTTTAACCGAAGGAGATATTGTAAGATATGAGTCTACTGGTGCTTCTGAAGTTGGCAGTGCTTATACAGGTGCTCCTGGTCTTGTAAATGGTAGTCTATTTACAGTAAGAAACGTAAGCGATTTCACTCCAATTTCAACTGGTCTATTTACTACGATTGACCATGGTGCTGACGCTACAGTATTAACTTTAAACACTTCTATTGGATCTGGAATTTCCGTAGGAAATACTTTATGGACTGGTGTTTATCTAAATGAAAAAATGCTTGTTACTGCTGTGAGTGGAAACACTGTTACAGTTACAAGAGGATACAGTGGCACAACTGCTAGAGCAATTCCAGCAGAAGTAAGTATCTACAGAGTAAATGGAAGCTTCCAGTTACAAGTTAGAGATACCGCAACTCCAAGATCTTTCTCAGTTGCTTTTGGTTCATCCAACTCTACAACTGATACTTGGAACTTGACTGGTCACGGTCTAAGAATTGGCGAAACCGTTGCTATCTCAGCGTATACAACGTCTGGTGCTATTACTAACACTATCATCAATACTTCTCAGTCTGCAAACGCTCAACTTTATTATGCAATTCCCGTTGACGCCAACAACTTCCAGTTAGCACACTCCAGAGCTGCTGCTTTTGCTGGTTTCCCAATTGATATTACAAACACAGGTTCTGCTGGTAACTGGTCATTCGTACAATACTATGACTCAGTTCCTCTTACATCTTCTGCCAGTGGCACTCACAACCTAGTTAATGTTTCCTCAACTGGAACTATCGATGGTGGATATGATGCTGTTGCAGTATCTGATTATAAGGTATCTTTTACTCCTGGTAATACTATTAGTAATAGAGTTATTACCTTTGACCCCGCTAAGAATACCGACTTAAGAACTGGCACATTCTATTATCAAGATCATGGTCTAACTACTGGCACAAGAGTTGTTTATTCTAGAAATGGAAACAGCTTTGAAATTGGTAGATCCACTGGTAATACCAACCCTCGCGCTGGTTATAATGCTCTATATGATTTACAGATTACTAGCATCACGGCTTCATCTCCTTCTGCTGGTTTTGTAACATATGGTTTTGGAACACTACCATCATCTCCATTTGATATCGTTCCAAACCAAACAATTACAATTTCTGGCGTAACTGTAGGTGGATCAACTGCAAATGGTTATAATGGAACTTTCAAGGTAGTTTCATCTACAGTATCTTCTGTGACTGTAGCAAACTCAACAACTGGTGGATCTCCTGGTGGTACTGGATTCATTTCTGGAACTTATTATACAATTCGCAGAAACCTCGATATGTTCCAACTTGCATATACTAAGCAAGATGCTTTAAATGGTATTGCAATTCAAAACTTCTCAACTACTGGCACAGTTAATGCTGGTCATACCATCACTACTTTGCAAGTTACTGGAGAATCTCTAGGAAATGGTCTCGCCACTATTGTTGCTAGAGATATTATTGTTAATGGATCTTCGAATGCTGCTGTTCTCGCTGCTTCTGATAGAATTGTATTCACTGGTCATGGATTTAACACTGGTGATAGAATCATCTATCAAGTATGGGGTAATGGTAGAAATATCAATGGTCTAGTAACTGGCCGCCAGTATTTCATCAACAATACTGCTGGTGCTCAGGCAAAAGGTGGTGCTGCCGCTGGTCAGGCTGCTAACCAGTTCTCTCTCCACAATACATGGGTGGGTGCTTACACAAATACCGACCTAGTTGATATTCTTGGCGTTGGAACTAGCACACTTCACCAGTTTAAAGTAACCAACCCATCACTAAGAGGAACAACCTTCAAAGGTGATTGGAACACATCTGATACTTATACATATGGCGATGTTGTTATATTCAGAAACAGCTACTACATGTCAGTAACTGGTGCTACTGCTCCTGGTCAATCAACATTTGTTGGTAACTCTGGAAACCAACCCGTACAAGATTCTGACGGTAGAGCAAACCTCAACTGGATGCTTCTCCCACCACTTCCTTCATACTCAACCAAGTTTCTTGCTCAGTATAGAGGTGGTGATAGCGTTAAGTTGTCTGGTAGGATGCCAATTAAGACCCTTGTATTTTCTGGTACTGGTGTTGCTAACACTTCAACTGGTATCTTCAACATCAACGGTCACGGTCTATCTACTGGCGATGCTGTTGTTTACAAACTGGATGCTCAAGGTGGATGGCACCAAGGGACTAATGGTAGCTGGCAAGAATATACTTCACAACTTCCACAGCAGCCATATAGTGGCATGACTGCAAACACTCTCTACTACATCAACGTAATTGACGCCAACAACTTCACAATTCACAGTTCACCTGCTGGTGCTTTCATCGGTGGTTCAACTGGTACTGGAGTTGACCAAATCATTCCTACTGCAAACGGTAGTGGTTCATCACATCGTTTCGAGAAGTATGAAGGATTTGTATTTGATATGCAAGTACTTGCAGTTAACAATGATTCGGATATGATTGTTACTGACCCATATCCAACTCGTCAAATTAACTTCAACCCACAGACGATAGCAGTTGCTGTTTCTGGTCTAGCAACTCCAGTTATTTCAACTGAAAGAGATGAAATTTATATTCCAAATCATGGTCTAAACACTGGTGTTAAGGTTTACTATTCTGCTGGTTTTGGTATCGGTAACGTTATTGGTGGTTTAGCTGAAGGTTCTACTTACTACATCATCAAGATTAATGACGATGTAATTCGTCTCGCTAGCTCGCTTAGCAACGCACTTACATTCCAGTTTATTGATATTACTTCAACTGGTCAAGGTTTCAACCATTACCTAGTTGCTGCTACATACTGCTCAAGCTCCTACATTCGTTATCAGTCTGGTGGTGCTCTAGCATCAGATTCATTAACTGGTACAAACAGCAACTACTATCTAACACAAACTGGTGCTAACATTCGTGATGGTGTTCTCCAAGCAATTCCATTCATTTATGAAACTCAAATGTTTGTAAGACCAGATTGCTTGAATCTACATAGATCATTTGATGGTGGTGTTGAAATTTCAGCAGCAAGAGCTCCTGGAGTACAAATCACAAGACAGACCAGAAGATATTTCCGTTATCAGTCTGGTAAAGGTCTGCAGTATTCTACTGGCATCAACTTCAGTCCTTCGATTGATGTTTCTAGCATTACTCATGATGGATCATCATTTGCAACTGTGATTAGTAGAAAACCACACAAACTAATTGCTGGAAACAGAATTATTGTGGAAGATGTAACTGTTACCTCTGGAGTAAATGCTCCTTATGTAACTCCAGCGAACGGTCTATACTTTACTGTTAACAACGTTATTGATGAATTCACCTTCCGCTATGCAACTAATGGCGTTCCTTCTGATTTAGCACCATCTGGATTCGCATCTCTATTCCTATATGAGTGGGCAGATGCAAGAGTCCGCGCTGGTATGTTTGATGACCAAAACGGTATGTTCTTCGAGTATGATGGTCAGAATCTCTCTTGTGTAAGAAGAAATGCAACTTCACAAATGGCTGGCACAGTTGCTTGCACATTTAAAGGAAATATAATTTCTGGTAATGGCACAAGATTCACCAAACAACTATCTGTAAACGATAGAGTTGTAATTCGCGGTATGACATACAAGATTACTGCTGTTGATTCTGATACTTCTGCTTCCATCACTCCTGCTTATAGAGGAACTTCAAGATCTAAGATTGTAGTTACCAAGATTATCGATCTTAAGGTTCCACAATCACAATGGAATATTGATAAGTGTGATGGAAACGGCGTAACTGGATTCAAGCTCGACATCCACCGCCAGCAAATGGCATACATGGATTACTCATGGTATGGTGCTGGTAAGGTCCGCTTCGGATTCAAAGATCAAAAAGGTATTGTAACTTACGTTCACGAGTTTATTCACAACAACAAGGAGAACGAAGCTTACCTCCGTTCTGGTAACCTACCTGCTCGTTATGAAATTGAAAATGGCGATTCTCCAACCTATGCTCCATCACTCTATCACTGGGGTGCTTCGGTAATCATGGATGGTAAGTTTGAGGATGACAAGGCATACCTCTTCTCCGTTGCTTCTGGTTCTGCTGGTTCGGATACTATTTCGATTCCACAGACACTTGCTGGTGTTGCGGTACCGATTCTCTCAATTCGCCTTGCTCCATCGGTTGATACTTCACTCGTTGGTCCTCTTGGCGAAAGAGATCTCGTTAACAGAATGATTCTTAAGATGAATTCAACTGGTCTTGTTGTTGGTAATACAAACAACAAACCTGCTTCAGTACGTCTCATTCTAAATGGTAACCTCTCACAATCAGCATACTTCACCAACTACGGTTCTCCTTCACTATGTCAAATCATCAAGCACACTGGTCAAAGTGCTGATACCATCAGCGGTGGTATCTCAATCTTCGAATTCCGTGCTGCTGTAAACTCTCCAATCACACAAGATCTTGGAACACTTGTGGAACTTGGCAACAGCATTCTCGGTGGAGATTATGTATTCCCTAACGGACCAGACGTTCTAACTCTGGCAGTTGTTCCAACTGATACTGCTGCAGCAACAACAGTTACTGCACGTCTAACTTGGACTGAATCACAAGCTTGATTCTTTCAGTTATTCTTTAATCAAGAGGGAGTGTCGAAAGACACCCCTCTTTTTTCATAAATATTTAAAAAGAGCTTTTATCAGAATGGCAAATCCAACTAATAGAACTGAATTAAAAGCATATTGTCTTCGTAGATTGGGAGCTCCAGTATTAGAAATTAATGTTGCAGATGAACAAATTGAAGATATTATTGATATGTCTTTGCAATATTTTAACGAAAGACATTTTGATGGCGTCGAAAAAATGTTTCTTAAACATAAATTTACGCAAACAGATGTAGATAGATTTCAAACAAGTAATACTAATTCAACTGCTTCAAATGGAGATGTCTGGGAAGAAAGAAATAATTATCTTCAAATACCAGATCATATTATTGGCGTAGAAAGATTATTTTCTTTTGTATCTTCTACAATTCGCGGTGACCTATTTGGTATTGAATATCAAATGTTTTTAAATGATTTGTATGCTTTTGGGTCTCTCGATATTCTTAATTACTATATGACAAAATCATATCTTGAAACTTTAGATATGATTTTGAATACTGGATCAATGATTCAAATAAGATATACTAAACGTCAGAATCGTTTATATATTGATTATGATCCAAAATATATTGCTAAAGATAGATGGATGGTTATTGAGTGTTATAGAGCACTTAATCCAAATGATTATACAAAAATCTATAATGATAGTTTCCTTAAGCGTTATGTAACTGCACAAATTAAAATGCAGTGGGGACAAAATTTAATCAAGTTTAATGGAGTCCAACTTCCTGGTGGTGTTTCTTTAAATGGGGAAAAATTATACGAAGAAGGAAAAGCAGAGATAGCTGATATTGAAGCGAGAATGCAATCAGAGTATGAATTACCAGCAAACTTCTTAATCGGTTGATATGGCTAAAAGTCAATATTTTCCACAATACGGTGGAAGAACATCAGAACAAACACTGGTCCAAGATTTAGTTGATGAACAAATTAAATTATTTGGACAAGATGTAGTTTATGTGCCAAAAACAATGCTAATTGATAAGACATTAAATGATGTTGTTTTATCTAAATTTGAAGATAAAGTTACTATAGAAATGATGTTAATTAATGTAGAAGGATTTGGTGGTGCTAGTGCTGTAGCGATGAGTAAATTTGGTTTGAGATTATCAGATGAAATTACATACGCTGTTTCAAAAAGAAGATGGATTAATTATGTGGAAACAGAAATAGATACAGTAGTACCTAATAGACCAAATGAAGGCGATTTATTATATGTGCCTATGACAAAAAATTTATATGAAATAAAATTTGTTGAAAGAGAAGTTCCTTTTTATCAGCTAGGAAAAAATTATATTTTTTCTTTGACTTGTGAACTTCTAGAAAATGGCGACAATCGTTTCGATACTAAAGATCCGTTAATAGATGATCTCACACAAGAAGCACATGTATTCCCAGTGTATGTGAAATCTGGTGGCACTGGTAGTTATATTGTTGGCGAAAAGGTAGAGCAAACTTATACAGTTGATGACACCCCAGTAACTATAGAAGGCACAGTTGCTGAGTGGGATCAGTTAAATAGAAAACTTAGATTAACCTATATAAAAGGTGGAGTATTAAGAGAAAATTTACCTTTAGTTGGAGAAGACAGTGGTGCTTCTTGGACCGTCGATAATTTCTCTACCATTGATTTTCAGATTGATAATTATGATAATGCCGAAAACAAATGGTATGAGGATAGAGGAGACGAGATTATTGACTTTACTGAAGGCAATCCATTTGGTGAATATGGAAATATGGAGGATTCATTCTAATGTTAGGTAGGCATTTTTATCACGAAATAATTAAAAAGAATGTAAAAGCATTTGGCACCGTCTTCAACAATATTGAAATTGTGAAGACAGACCCAGAAACTGATGCAGAAATTCAGCGTCAGAAGGTGCCTCTTGCTTACGGTCCAAAGAGCAAATTTCTTGCTCGCTTAGATCAAGACCCAAGCACAGAAAGAAAAGTAAGTATTACTCTTCCTCGTATTTCTTTTGAGATGGTCGATTTGCAATACGACCCTTCAAGAAAAACATCTCCCATTCAAAAGTATCTTAAAGAAAATTCTGGCACATCAGTTAAAGTGCAGTATATGCCCGTGCCATACAATCTTAAGTTTGAGTTAGCAATTATTTCTAAAAATCAAGATGATGCGCTACAAATTCTTGAGCAAATTATACCATACTTTCAACCAGCATTTACTGTTACTATCAATCTCATTCCAGAAATGGATGAGAAGAAAGATTTGCCTATTGTATTGAATGGCATTTCTTATGAAGATGATTATCAAGATGATATGATGCGTCGTAGAAGTATCACATACACTTTAGATTTTACTCTTAAGACATACTTCTACGGTCCTGTTACTAACAGTGAAATCATTCGCAAGGCAACCGTATTTGAATCTATTGGCGATTTAGATCAACACAGAAGAACTATTAAATATACAGTAGAGCCAGAAGCATTAACAGACAAAAACGATGATGATGTTGTAAATAATTTAGATGATGCTCTGCTGATGCCTGGAGATGATTTTGGATTTAATGAAGGTATTGAAATTCTATGAGTAAGTTTGAGGATAATATGGAAGAGATTTTTGATATTGAAGTTACTACAGAGAAGGCAGAAATTGTTGCCTCTGAAGAAAATCAAGATGCAGACAAAGATTATGAATATACCAGAGGTGAATTATACAGGCTCATATCTAAGGGTCAGGAGGCGGTAGAAGGCGCTTTAGAGGTCGCTCAGGAGTCAGGGCACCCTAGAGCTTATGAAGTTGCTGTAAACGCTATGAAACAGGTCTCAGACATGACTGATAAATTGATTGACTTACAGCAGAAGATGAAGAATCTCAATAAAGAAGAATCTAAAAAAGGACCAACATCTGTTACTAACAACGCTATCTTTTTGGGAAGCACTGCCGACTTACAGAAGATGTTAAAGCGTGGAAAGGTAGAGGAAGAATAAATATAGAATAAACGGTAAATAAGATGAGAATTAAGATTCTTGCTGAGGCGGAAACGCTCACAACAACGCCAAGTGATATTAGTAAAGCAACTGATGTGTATCTTTACAACACACACTCAGACTTATCTGGTGAAGCTTCAACCAGAACAGTTTCTCTATATGAATCAGATGGCACTACAGTGGTTGGTAGTTTTGCTTTAACTGTTGGCATTCCTCTTATTATTAATAAGGACGCTGCTCAAAAGATTAAAGTTGATAGCACTGATAATGTGTCGGCTACTAAAGTTGCGTACCTAGGATAATGGCACAGTATAGCAAACACTACGAAGATTTCCTGCCACAGGAAAAAACAAATTTTGAAGTAGTTATGATTGCCGATAACTTCGGTAATCTTACTGCTGGAACTGGTGCGACTGCTACAGATGCTTTCGGTCGTTTGAGAGTTGCAGAAACATTCACTCTCGGTGACTATAAGCACCTGTATGCGATTGACCCAAACTTTGTTGATCTAAAAGAGAATGGCGGCAATATTCAGTTTACAGCAAATAAAGCATGTGCCAACATGACAACAACATCTAATGTTGCTTCCCGTGCTGTTCATCAAACAAAGTTTTATCACCATTACCAACCAGGCAAATCACAAGTTATTTTTAGTTCAATAAAATTTGGATATGCTCAACAGAATGTAACCAAAAGAACTGGATACTTTGATGATAGAGATGGCATTTATTTTGAGCAGGTTGGGAATGGAACTGCTGATGGCACAACTAACGGCACACTTAACTTTGTAGTTCGTTCCTATGCTAGTGGTAGTGCTAGTGAAGCAACAGTAGGAAACTACAAGAGAAGAGTTCCGCAGTCAGAATGGAATATTGATCCTTGCGATGGCACTGGTCCTTCCAAGTTTAATATTGATACTTCAAAAACTCAACTGGTTTATATTGACTTCCAGTGGCTTGGAGTTGGTAGAATTCGTTGTGGGTTTGTTCACAACGGACAGATTATTTTAGCACATGAATACTACTGCTCTAATGAGTTGTCTGAAGTTTATATGTCTAATCCTAATCTTCCAGTGAGATGTGAGATTAGAAATACTGGCACAACTGCTGGTGGATCTATGGATCAGATCTGCTCTACCGTCATGTCAGAAGGTGGATATGTTGAAAGTGGTATTGATTGGGCTACTGCCACTGGTGCTGCAAGAACAACCAAAACTCCTGGTGGAACTCAATTTCCATTACTGGCAATTCGTTTGAAGAACAGTTTTCAAGGTTATCCAAATAGAATCTCAGTAAGACCAAATAGTTTGGGTATTTACGCTTCCAGTGGTGATTGTTATTATGAATTAATTAAAATATCCAGTGCCAGTCAATTAACTACAACATTGAATGGTGGTGTATTGACTTGGACTTCTGCTAATGATAATAGTGGTGTTGAGTATTGCACAAATGCTGAAGCAATCACAGGAACAACTGATGTCTTTTCAGTTGGTATTATTCCAGCTGGTGCTTCGCCAAACTCACTATCTCCAGTAGCAACTGGTGCTTTGACTTCGGCAAAGAAAAACGTAATCACTCAAAATTTTGATTCCACTAGCTCAGAAGTATTTGTGGTTTCAATTAAAACAGTTTCTACTGCAGCAAATGCTACATCATCTGCTGCTTGTTCTCTACAGTGGAGGGAAATTTACTAATGAAAAAAAGAATTCCTACCGAACAAGAAATTGTCAGAAAGCATGGTGTTTCACTTGCTTATGTCACTCGCCAAGCGGAGGTTGGATCCACTGTAGAGCGTGAGCATGTCACCACCCACGAAGAGGCATATGGTATTGCCCTTCAACATATTATGGAGTTCCCCGATTACTACAAGCACTTACTACCAATGGAAGACAAACTCAAAAAAGAATGGAAGAAAAAGAAAACCGTTAAAGAGATGCGTGAGATTTGCGAGAATCACATTGCTGTTGCGATGGGTAGAGAACTTGATGATGAAGGTGGAATGATTATGAGTCAACTTGATACGATGGAGGATGCTGTTAATCGCCTCCGTTTAGTGGTAAAAGATCCTAAGATGCAACTTCCTGCTTGGGTTCAGTCTAAGATTACTCTTGCTTGTGACTACATTGATACTGCTGCAGATTACATGTCATCTAAAAATGAGGAGGTAATCCACGAAGCAAAAAAGTCTAAAAAAGATAAAGACGATGAGGATGATGACGATAATGATAGCGAAGATGTAAATGAGGGAGCTGCTTGGACTAAGAAATCAGGTCAAAACAAAAACGGTGGTCTGAATGAAAAAGGAAGAAAGTCTTACGAGAAAGAGCATCCTGGAAGCGACCTTAAGGCACCTTCAAAGAAAGTTGGAAATCCTCGCAGGGCGTCATTCTGTGCAAGAATGAAAGGTATGCGTAAGAGACAAAAAGATAGCAATAACACTGGCGAAGATCGCCTATCTAAATCATTAAGAGCTTGGAATTGCTGACAAAACTATATCATTTGTTACTTGACAAACATTCGTTTACCTATATAATACGATTACCGTATCAAGGTAAGACACATGGATACCAAAACCTGCCCTAAGTGTGGGGCTTGCTGGATTGGGGGTCAACACTTCTGGGCTGGCACAAATAAGAAAGGGAATGAAACTGAGCTCGCTTCTTTAGTTTGTGATAAGTTTGGTGATGATACTTGTATCAATCCAGCACATGGAACAACAAAAGGTGATGGGTGGGAAAAAAGGTTAAATAGTATGGAAGATATAGAAAAGGATATTAGACGAGCAAATGAGTGATGCAGTATATCTTGGTAATCCTAATTTAAAAAAAGCGAATACACCAATAAATTTTACGAAGAAGCAGATTCAAGAATTTATTCGTTGTAAAGATGACCCTGTTTATTTCACAAAAAATCATATCAAAATTGTTTCTCTTGATGAAGGTCTAGTGCCTTTCAAGATGTGGGATTTCCAAGAGCAACTGATTAGCAACTTCCACAATCATCGATTCAATATCGCAAAACTACCTAGGCAGACGGGAAAATCAACGACAGTTATTTCCTATCTGCTTCACTATGCTTTGTTTAATGATAATGTAAAGATTGCTATTCTTGCAAACAAAGCAGAAACTTCAAGAGAATTATTGTCTCGTCTTCAGTTGGCATATGAGAATTTGCCCAAGTGGATGCAGATGGGTATTGTAGCATGGAATAAAGGATCCATGGAATTGGAGAATGGTAGCAAAATTATTGCTGCTTCCACTTCATCATCTGCTGTGCGAGGAAACTCTTTCAATATCATCTTCCTTGACGAATTTGCATTCATTCCAAACCACATCTCAGAGCAATTCTTTAGCTCGGTGTATCCTACTATCTCATCTGGTAAGACCACAAAAGTTATTATTATTTCTACCCCACAGGGTATGAATATGTTTTATAAACTGTGGCATGATGCAGAGCGTGGTAAGAATGGTTATGTGCCGCTTGAAGTGCATTGGTCTCAAGTTCCTGGAAGAGACCAGGCATGGAAAGAGGAGACGATTAGAAACACCTCTGAGCGTCAATTCACGCAAGAGTTTGAGTGTGAATTCTTAGGGTCGGTTGATACTCTCATCTCGGCATCTAAACTTCGCTCAATGGCTTACGATGACCCAATTCAAGATAATGGCAAGGGTCTCAAAGTATATGAGAAAGTAAAGGAAGATAGAGATTATATTGTAACAGTTGATGTGTCTCGTGGCACTAATAATGACTATTCTGCTTTTGTGGTATTTGATATTACTTCATTACCCTGGAAAGTAGTAGCAAAATATCGCAACAATGAAATCAAACCTATACTATTTCCTAGTATTATAGACCAAGTTGCTAAAAACTACAATAAAGCATATATTCTAATTGAGATCAATGATATTGGTGAGCAAGTAGGAAACATTCTACATTACGATTTAGAATATCCTAATGTGTTGATGTGTGCCATGCGTGGTCGTGCTGGTCAGATTGTTGGTCAGGGATTCTCTGGCACTAAATCTCAACTTGGATTGAAGATGTCTAAGGTGACTAAGAAAGTTGGATGCTCTAACTTAAAGACATTGATTGAAGATGATAAGTTACTCATTCCTGATTACGAAATCATTAGCGAGCTTACCACATTCATTCAGAAAAATCAATCTTTTGAAGCAGATGAAGGACATAACGATGACTTAGTAATGTGTCTTGTGTTGTTTGCATGGTTAGCAGTGCAACCTTACTTCAGAGAGATGACGGACAATGATGTAAGAAAACGTATCTATGAAGAACAAGCAAATCAAATCGAACAAGACATGTCTCCATTTGGTTTTATTGTAGATGGTTTTGAAGATGAAGAAACTAAGTTTGTGGATGAGTATGGCGACGTATGGCACCTTGATGAGTATGGCGACGTAGCACCAGAAGTATCTTACATGCTTGGTTACTAATGGACATAGAAGATCAGTTTTCTTTAGAGCATTTATTGTTTAAAGAAAGAGAGTGTAGGGTCTGTGGAGAAACTAAAGACCTCATGACTGATTTCTATAATATTCGCAAAGGTAAAAAGTATCTTCCATCTTCATATGCATACGAGTGCAAAGATTGCACAATCAAAAGAGTTATGAATAGAAGACAGAAAAAACAATATAAATTATGGGAGTATCCTGACTGGTAGTATGCTCATGCATTGTTTCCCCGTTTGAAAAAAGCATTTTCCTAAATATTTGTAGATTAAAAATGGCTTCTATAGGGAGATAAACATGGCGGGTCAAGTATCACCTGGAATTGTATTAAGAGAGCGTGACTTAACTAATTCCGTGGCCGTAGCTTCTCAAGCAAATACAGCTGCAATCGTTGGCGTCTTTGAAAAAGGACCAGTTGGAGTAATTACCACAATCACCACAGAAAAACAACTTGTCGATACATTCGGCAAACCAAATAACAACAACTTTGAAGATTGGTACGTTGCTTCCACCTTTTTAAGTTATGGTGGTCAGCTCCAAGTAGTTAGAGTTGCTGACACGGCACTTAAAAATGCTGTTACAGAATACGACACACAAAATCCAAACGCACCTCTAATCACTTCAACAGAATCGTTTGAAGCACAAAAAGGAACAACCACATTCAAGTTTGCTGCCAGAACTCCTGGCACATGGGGAAGCTCACTTAAAGTTTCAACCATCGATGGAAGCGTAACATCAAATGCTTACGCAACTGCCACATATCACAGCACTTCTAAATGGTCATCACTTGCATTAAAACCAGCAGACGCTGATACATGTCACGTCGCAGTTATTGATGAGAGTGGCACTATTACTGGAACGCCAGGTACTCTATTAGAATCTTTCTTGTTTGTTTCAAGATCTTCAACTGCAGTAAACTCAGAAGGAGAATCAAATTACTATCCTAATGTGGTTAATAGAAAATCAAAATATGTATATGCAGATGAATTAGTAACCGCAGGAGATCAAGATTTATCACTTGACGGTGGAGCAGATGCATATCAGGCTGCAACTTCTGCACTAGAAACAGCATTATCTAAATTTGATGACGTTGAAAATATAACAATTGATTTTATTTTAGCAGGTGGTAGTGTTACTTATGGTACAACTCCTGGAGATGCAACCAAAACTAAAGCACTAAAAGCAATTTCAGTTGCAGCAAATAGAAAAGATTGTATTGCGTTTGTTTCTCCTTACAGAAACTTCGTTACTCTTTCAGACACTTCAGCACAGAAAGATGCAATTATCTCATACTTCAGCAGTTTAACTAGCAGCTCATATGCTGTATTTGATAGCGGTTACAAATATATCTACGACCGTTACAATGATGTTTATCGTTATATTCCTTGCTGCGGTGATGTTGCTGGACTTTGCGTACAAACATCAGTAACCTTAGAGGATTGGTTCTCGCCAGCTGGATTGCAGAGAGGAAACCTTCGCGGGGCTATTAAACTTGCATACACCCCAACTAAAAATGAAAGAGATGAGTTGTATCAAAATAGAATCAACCCCATCACTTCATTCCCAGGACAAGGAATTGTCTTATTCGGAGATAAGACTGCATTATCAACTCCAAGTGCTTTTGATAGAATCAACGTGCGTCGTCTTTTCCTAGCATTGGAAAGAAGAGTATCGTCCGTTGCAAAAACAGTATTATTTGAATTGAATGATGAGACAACAAGAAATGCTTTCTTCACAACTGTAAATGCTTACATGGAAGAAGTTAAAGCAAAGAGAGGAGTTACCGATTTCTTAGTTGTTTGTGACGATACAAATAATACTCCAGATGTTATTGACAGAAACGAATTTGTCGCTGAAATTTATGTAAAACCAGCAAGGTCAATTAATTATATCACAATTACCTTTGTTGCTACTAAGACTGGCGTTTCATTCGCTGAAGTAACTGGTCAAGTTTGATTTTTATAAACGTTAAAAACATAGAGGTAACTAACAATGGCTGTAAATAGCGGCATCAACGCATTCTTAAGCACCGTAAAACAAGGTGTTAAAAATAACCTATTTCTTGTAAATTTCACATTCCCAACTGTATTGGGAGCTGATGCTCCAACATTAGATGTCGTAGATATGCTTTGCAAATCTGCTGCTCTCCCAGCATCTAACCTAGGAGTTATTGAAGTTCCTTTCCGTGGAAGAACTGTTAAAATTGCAGGAGACAGAACATTTGATACATGGACTGCAACCTTTATCAGTGATAGAAATCAAACCATTCGTCATGCCATGGAAAAATGGATGGAGTCTATCAATCGCCACCAAGCAAACAATGCTTCTGCATTCAAGCCAGATGGTAGTGGAGAAGGTTATCTAGCAGACTTAACTGTTAAACAATTAGAAAGAGATTCAACTGACGGCGGTTCTATTCTAAGAACTTACACATTGGTTGGTTGTTTCCCAACTAACATTTCACAAATCGATCTTGCTTATGACAGCAATGACCAGATTGAAGATTTTACAGTTGAGTTTCAACTACAATACTGGACTGCTACTAGAGGCACTGCTACTGGAGTTGGCGGATCCACCAATATTAATCTCTGATAAATAGAGTATCAGATTGAAATTTAAAAGATGAGTCAACTGTTCGGTTTTTCAATAAACGGGGCTGTTTCTAAACCAAAAGGACAGTCCCCAATTCCACCCCAACAAGATGATGGAGTAGCTACCGTTGCTGGTGGCTACTTCGGTCATTATGTGGATATAGAAGGCGTAGCGCGTAATGAGTTTGATCTCATTAGGCGCTATCGTGATATGGCGCTACACCCAGAAGTTGATAGTGCGGTTGATGAAATTGTTAATGAAGCAATTGTGAGTAACGAAGACCAATCAGCTGTACAAATTGAATTATCTAACTTAGAAGTTGGCGAAGGAATTAAAAATAAAATTCGTGCTGAGTTTGAATATATTAAAAAACTTTTAAATTTTGATAAAAAGGCACACGAAATTTTTCGTAACTGGTATATTGATGGTCGTCTATATTATCATAAAGTTGTAGACCTTGCAAATCCTAGAGGTGGTATCACAGAAGTACGATACATCGATCCACTCAAAATTAAAAAGGTAAAGCAAAGATTACAAGATAGAGAAAAATCATCACAGCAATTAATGTCCAAAGGCGATGGAGCTCTTACTGCTGATGCATATGATTTTGGAGAATTTATAGAGTACTATCTTTACAACCCAAAAGGTTTTATTTCATTTGCTGGTGGTCCTGATCCAATGCAAGGTGGATTAAGATTTGCCGCAGATTCTATCACATTTGCTCCATGTGGTTTGATGGATTTAAACAAGAAGATGAATCTTAGTTATCTTCATAAATCAATCAAATCACTTAACCAATTACGCATGATTGAAGATGCATTGGTTATCTATAGATTGTCAAGAGCGCCAGAAAGAAGAATCTTTTATATCGATGTTGGTAATCTTCCCAAGGTAAAAGCAGAGCAATACCTTCGTGAAGTTATGAATCGTTATCGCAACAAACTTGTTTATGATGCATCAACTGGAGAAATCAGAGATGATAAAAAACATATGTCAATGCTGGAAGACTTTTGGCTTCCACGCCGCGAGGGTGGTAGAGGAACAGAAATTACGACTCTTCCTGGTGGTCAAAATCTTGGTGAATTAAAAGACGTTGAGTATTTCCGCAAGAAACTATACAACTCACTTAACCTCCCACCTTCAAGATTAACTGATGATAACAAAGGTTTTAATCTCGGCAAGACAACTGAAGTTTTAAGAGACGAATTAAAATTCACTAAATTTATCGGAAGGCTTCGCAAGAAGTTTGCATATGTCTTCCACGACATGCTTAAAACACAACTTGTTTTGAAAGGTGTCCTCACCCCAGAAGATTGGGAAGACATGGAGGAAAACATTCAATATGATTTTCTCTTCGATAATCATTTCTCTGAGCTTCGTGATGCGGAGTTGATGAATACTCGTTTAGATTTGTTAATGAAAATCGATCCTTTTGTCGGAAAATACTATTCAGTTGAGTATGTCCGCAAAGAAGTATTAAGACAATCAGATGTTGTCTTTGATGAAATTGATAAACAAATGAAGACAGATATTACAAGTGGATTGTCTCCAGATCCAGTGCATACAAACAAAATGAATGCGAAAGCATTGGAGTTATCCGCAATGCCGCCGCCTGCTCCCACAGCTCCAGCGCCTAAGAAATCATCGTCAAGCAGCGATTCTTGATAAATAATTATTAAAAGGTTAAATTATATGGACACCATTGACATCATTAATGCGATTGCCGCTGGCAATAAAATTGATGCTATTGATAAAATCAATGACCATCTCTATGCAAAAGCAGCAGAGAATATGAAGTCATACAAAGAAATTCTAGCACAATCTTTCTTTGCTTCTGCAGAGGAAGAACAAATAGAAGCTCCAACAGAAGGTACAGAAGAATGAAACTAATCACCGAGAGTATCGAGGATGTACAAGTACTCGTAGAAGAATCTAACGGAAAAAAGAATCTCTACATCGAAGGTGTTTTCCTTCAAGGAGATATTAAAAACCGTAATGGTCGTGTATATCCATTCAGCGTATTAGAGCGTGAAGTTGGAAGATACAATGAAAGTTATGTTGCCGCAGGTCGTGCTCTTGGTGAGTTAGGTCATCCCGATGGACCTACTGTAAATCTCGATAGAGTATCACATAAAATTGTTTCACTCAAAGCAGAGGGTAGTAATTTTATTGGTAAGGCACAAATTCTTTCAACCCCAATGGGCAGTATCGCCAGAAATCTTTTAGAGTCTGGAGTTAAGCTTGGCGTTTCTTCTAGAGGCATGGGTTCTATTGAAGAAAGAAATGGTGCTAACTATGTCCGAGATGATTTCATGTTGGCAACTGCTGCTGATATTGTAGCAGATCCTTCTGCGCCAGATGCTTTTGTAAATGGCATCATGGAAGGAAAAGAATGGATTTGGGACAACGGAATTCTTAAAGAATCAAAAGTTGCTAAATACCAAAGATATATTTCCGAGGCAACTCGTAAAAATATTGAAGAGAGATCCTTGAAGGTCTTTGAGGATTTCTTGTTTAATTTATGAATTTAATAAATAATTGTAGAATAAATGTATAACTGTACAGGGGAAACCAAAGATGTCAGATATGTTAAACGAAAAATTTGAGGAATTCCTAGCGGAAAATGATCCGATGCCTGGCGTCGGTGCAGCTGTTGTTCCTGGCAGTCCTGTTGCCAGCGGTTACATGAAACCTGTAACTGGTCAAACACACACTGCAGTAAATGCTAATGCTTCTGCTGGAAGAGATCCAATGCCAACGGTGCCAACTTCGGTTGTCCCTGGGCAGTCCACTGAAGATGATGGTGGTTCCTCTTTCGAGAAACCAGAAGGCGAAGACAATCCTGGAGCAAAAGCAGCTTCCCATAATAAGAAAGTTGCTGATGGTCATGTAGTTCGTGACAACCACCAAGACCCAGCCCCTGTAGTTAAGTCATCTGGTTACCAGATTCCTGGTGGTCCTAACAATACCAAAGTATTTGGTATGGAAGAAATCGATTATTCCTCTGATGAGGATATCGAAGCTCTTGTAGAAGGCGAGACAATCACTGATACATTCAAAGAGAAAGCAAAGACAATCTTTGAAGCCGCTGTTAGAGCAAAAATCAATGAGCAGGTCTCCGCAATTCAGGGGCAATATGCTACCAAACTAGCAGAAGAAATTGAAGCAGTTAAAGTTTCTCTTGCTGAAAAGGTAGATGAGACACTCAACTATGCCATTCAAAATTGGCTAGAGGAGAATGTAGTTGCCATCGATTCAGGTCTTAAGCTTGAAATCGCTGAAAACTTCATGAAGGGTCTCAAGACAGTTTTTGAAGAAAACTATCTCGACATTCCCGACGACAAAATTAATGTTGTCGAAACAATGAATGCCGAGCTTTGTGAGATGGAAGAGCGCCTAAACGAGCAGGTTGAGCGCAATATTGAATTAAATAATCGTCTTGCTGGTTTCAACAAGACCGTAATCCTAAATCAAATTTCTGAAGGTCTCGCTGATACCCAGAAAGAAAAGCTAGCTTCACTAGCAGAAGGTGTTGAGTTTATCTCGGAAGAAAACTTCCGCGAGAAACTTTCTACTCTTAAGGAATCATATTTCCCTAAAGCAATCGCTAAAGAAGTAGTTGATGAAACACCAGTAGAGGGAGAGGGACAAGAAGTGTCACCTCAAATGCAAGCCTACATGGCAGCAATCGCTCGCTGGTCTTGATATAAATCATAAACCCTATTTTTTCCAAACATCCAAACGGAGTTAAAAATGTTTAACGCAGAAATGTTACAGGAAAAGTGGGCACCCGTTCTCAATCATTCAGGGGTCTCTGAGATTTCTGATGCTCATAGAAAGGCTGTTACCGCTGTCCTCCTAGAAAACCAAGAAAGATTCATGCGCGAAGAGCGTGGCGTCCTCAATGAGGTTGCCGTAAACTACGCTGGCGCAACCAACATGACTGGTGCTGCAGCATCAACTGGCGCTATCGCTGGTTTTGATCCTGTGCTCATCAGCCTAATTCGTCGTGCAATGCCTAACCTCGTTGCTTACGACATCTGTGGCGTTCAACCAATGAGCGGTCCTACTGGTCTTATCTTCGCTATGAAGGCGAAGTACGAGAACCAGGGCGGCGAAGAGGCGCTATACAACGAACCTGATGCAGGTTTCTCAGGTGGTTACGATGTAAACAAGGGAGACTACTCAGTACGTAACCAGGCTGGTTCAGGTGGAGACATGGAGGGTAACAACCCTGCAGTCCTCAACGATACCCCTGCTGGCACTTACGAACTAGGCGCTAAGATGACTCGTGCTCAGAGTGAGCAACTCGGTGAAACTGGTTATCTCTTCCGTGAGATGGCATTCAGCATTGAGAAGACTTCGGTTACCGCCAAGTCACGCGCTCTCAAAGCTGAGTACACTCTAGAGCTTGCACAAGACCTTAAGGCAATCCACGGTCTTGATGCTGAGCAAGAGCTTGCCAACATTCTCTCTTCAGAGATTCTTGCTGAAATCAACCGTGAAATCATCCGCACCGTATACTACGTTGCTAAGAAAGGCGCTCAGCATAACGTTGCAACTCCTGGTGTATTTGACCTCGACGTTGATTCCAACGGTCGTTGGATGGCAGAGAAGTTCAAGGGTCTTCTATTCCAGATTGACCGCGACGCTAATGCTATCGCTCAAGAGACCCGTAGAGGTAAGGGCAACTTCATCATCTGCTCAGCAGACGTTGCTTCAGCTCTTAACCTAACTGGCGCTCTCGATTACGCTCCTGCTCTCAGCACTTCAATGAATGTTGATGACACTGGCAACGTATTCGCTGGCACACTCAACGGTCGCGTTAAGGTCTACATCGATCCATTCGGTGGTCCTTCCTACACCCAGAGCACTGCTTCTAAGCACTACTATGTAATGGGTTATAAGGGCACTTCACCTTATGATGCTGGTCTATTCTATTGCCCATACGTACCTCTCCAGATGGTCCGTAGCATCGGTCAGGACACCTTCCAACCTAAGATTGGATTCAAGACTCGCTATGGCATGGTTGCTAACCCATTCGTTACTACCGATGGTAACTATGGTTCAGCACCTGCTGGCGAGGCAATGAATGCCAACAGCAACCAGTACTACAGAAGAGTACAAATCACCAACATCAACTGATTCGGTTTGTTGGATTTTCGATTCCCCCCCCACAAGGGGGGTTTTTTTTGGCTTGACATCGATTTAAATACATGATATACTTTTTTCGATATTTGCCCAAATTTAATGATGCATACTTTTTCATCAAATGATTTTCCAATTGAAATCTTCAATCGCAATAAAAGTACTCGTTGCCGTTATCCATGGTATACCACTCCAGTAAATGGAGGTTTTTATATGTCATTCAAAGAATTGGGTGGCAGAAATAAAAGACCTGAAGTTCCTTCTAAACTTTTAAAGCAAGGACAAAAGTGGGAATGCGCTCAAATCGCCGAACCTGATTGTGGTTATCATGGTGTAATGTATAGACGCATTGCTTGATTTTAAGAAAAACCTCCTTTTAAAGGGGGTTTTTTAATGATCATAAATAAAAATAAAACACGATGGCACAATCAAAGTGGTATTCTGAGCAACCAAAGAATAGAAATTTTCTTGCTCCAACTGGTTTTAAATTAGATTTGGATATATT